CAATTCGCGAATTATATTAGTCGAACGTGATGTAACGTTCAATGTAAAGTTTTGCAGTAAGTTGATTGATGCTTTTATGCTGTCAGCACCTTTCTTTGCCGGCATAGTTGAAGAGTAACCGCCTATTCTTAATTCAGCTATTGACTTAGGCTCGGCACTATCTGCAATTATTTGCAAGTCCTTTCTAATACCTAACTCGTTAAACCTTTGTACTATTTGTTGGTTTGTTAGTTGTGTTTGATAAATTAATTCATCAATGTAAAGTTCTTTGTCGCATTTATAAACTGCTAACATTGCAGTCGGGTCATTAGTGAAACCGAAGTCAATGCCATAAGCTAATAAACTTGCTTCTTTTGGTATCTTATCACATTGCTTAAAATCGAAGATAGTACCTTGTAGGCTGCCAATCTCACCTAATCCATAAACCTTATACCAGTTCGCCCAAAATGTAGAAGTTTCTGCTTTGCGTTTAGCGTTTATGATAAATTCTTTTGCACTATCAGGACAAGCCTCATTGTCTAAGTAATTGATAGTTATAAAATCAACATTACTGTCTTGTTGTAATTCGGTGTGAAACCAAAATGAGTTAGTAGGATTCCAATCGAGAAAGATGCCATTCTTTGTTCTCATTGCTAACTCATTGTAAGCATTGAAAACAATATTATTGCACTCATTCATATAAAGCCAGTCACGCCTTGCACCTCTTAATTTAGCATCACTATCGGCACTAAAAAACTCAATTTGTGAACCGTTGGCAAAATTGTATTTAAAATCTGATGCGTTCCAACGACTATCAACCCATCTGCCAGTATCAACCATTATCTTTTTGAAGTCTTTAATACACCCACGTTTTAGATGTGGGATTGACTCGCTGACAACTGAAATGTCTGTTTGCTTATTTTTTGCTGCAATGTCTATAAGTATAGGAAGTATTGCGTATGTTTTTCCGGCACTTGTGCCACCCTGCACACCTCGAACGAATTTATCAAGTTTAAGTATCTTGTTGATAGCACTTGTACGGATAAACATAGGCTATAATCTTATTTCAGCAAGATGCTTTATTGTTTTGTTTCTCATTATAATTGAGCAAAAATAAGTTGTTGGGCAACCGTTACAAGCTGCTAAATCAATTGCTTCAATTGTTTTAGTAGGTATTGGTGCATAGTGCCTAAAAGAATAATTTTGTCCTTGTCTTAAGTTATTAGTTATTTCAATATATTCAACTCCAGTAGTATCTATTGAGTAACTATATTTTATTTTTGCTATGTACGATTGGCAAACACACCATTCAGTATTATAGCTTATTATTTCAAAATTATCGGTTGATTGTGATTTATTAGATGTTGACTTTGAGCAGCTAATTAAAATGATAGTTAGTGCTAATATTATTTTTTTCATATTGTTTATTTTATTCATTTGGAAATAAAGGCTGTTCAACAATTTCAGTTTGAGTTTTCTCAACAAGGTTATTAAGTCGCTGAGTAATAGATGGATTGTATATCATTGTCATACCTCCAATTATCTGATCTTCCCTAATTTCATCTTTAATTGCACGACAGATACTAATATATTCGTTGTATCTATTATCAGGATTAATAAAATATTGTTCTACTTCGGAAATAATACGCCTGCAATAGTTTTTAAACCCCTCAAATGTTAATGGTTTTTCACGTTCTTCATAGTCTGCATTCCCATCTTTACCTACAAAAACGTGTTTTTTAATTGGGTTATTTTTTGTAACTTCTTTATAGTCATCAAATAACTTCATTAAATCTTCAGGTGTCTTTATTAATTTAGGCTTTGGCATTTTCATATACAAATTTAATTAAATCTCTAACACAAGACTGGCAACCATAGATAGTGAAGTATCTTTCAGCATCTATTGTCTTAGCTATCTTTTGAAATGTTTTTAATACATCATCACCAGGATAGATGTCAATATCCATTTCAACCCTTTCAAATAAAAATTTGTGTTTGCTTAAAAATTCGCTATAGTCCAACTTTTGTTGTGGTTGTGTATTTTTCTTTTCCATTTTTAATTTTTTTAGAAATGTTATTTAAAATTGAGTTAATTGTATTATGAGATATATTAGTCAATTGTTCAATTCCTCGGAGTGTATGTTTTTCACGGAGTTTCAATATTTCAGCTTCGTGCCATTCCAAGTTGTCAAAGTTAATATTTATTTCTTCATATTCTTCGTTTTTAAGCTCAATATTTTCAATTCCTATACTTTCCTTGTTTTTCTTTATAAAGTCCTTGAATTCGTTTATAATGATGCGATAAGCGTATGCGTTCAACTTTCCACTATTATATAATTCCAAAACTAAAGAATTATTGACTTGAATAAGTTTTAAAAAAGCATTTTGTTTAATATCTTCTTTGCAGAAAATCGGCAAAGTGTTCACCACTCTATTAATATCCTTGCAAAGATACAACTCAGATATTATATCATTGATGCTTTTCACTTTTCAAAATTAAAGTGTTTTGCTTTACAACATCAAAAAAAATAAAAAAGCGAAAGCGACATCTTTCTTTCTTTCTTTCTTTCTTTCTTTCTTTCTTTGCATAAGCCCCGCTATAGCCCCGCTAATAGCCCCGCTAATAGCCCCGCTAATAGCCCCTATAAATTTAAAAAGTCAATAAATTAATAACTTATTGACTTTCATAATGTTGAATATATTTACTTATAATTAAATGATAGGTAGATATTGCCGAGTATCAGAATTAAACGTATAACTACAAAAATCTACCTTGCCAAGCCAACTAAACCTAACTTTCTGAACATAAATATCTACGATGCCGGTGTCAAAATTTCTGTAAACACAAATGCCGTTATCTGTCTTATTAAACCAATGAGCAGAACCTGATATGCTGTAAAGGTTAGGTATCTCAAATTTGCCTTTGTCATCTTTTCGCATCTTAGTGGGGTGTGCAACTACAAAAATATGTATTTGATGCTGCAAAGAAAATGTCTTAATTTTAGTTAAGCTTTCACTTATGTACTGAGTTTCGGTATATCCTGATGGTATCTTATGCTCTATGTAATTCCAAGGGTCTATAAGCAAACCATTTATTCCTTTTCTTTTAATTAGTTCAAGTGCCTTTTCAAGTATGCCATCAAGAGTAACATCTAAGGCGTTAATATTCATAAAATAAAAGAAATCATTTATAACTTGCTTTGATTGTTCAAACTCCCAACTACTAATTCTATATTCTAAATTTTGCCTAAAAGCGAAAGACTTACCTACTATTTTCTCCATTAATTTAGTAACGTGAAAAGTTGCTGGTGAATTTTCAAAAGAACATATTGCCCACTTCCAACCACTTGAAATTACAGACTTAGCCATTATGTTATCAACCCACTCAGACTTGCCTCCGTTAGGTATTCCTGTAACTGTTGTAAATTGCCCGCCTGTAAATTGAAGTAGATCATCAAAAGAACCTAATCCAAATCTTTCGCCTTTTGGATAACCATTCAAATAGTAATCATTTAAATCGTGTTCCATTTCTGCCATTGTATGTACTCCATCAATAGGAAACTCTTTAGAATTATAAGTTAATGACTTTAAATGTTCTTTTCCATATTTGCAAAGTATTTCATTAGCATCTTTACAATCTTCAGGGAATTCTAATTTGTAACAACGTTCTTTGCCAAATCTTCTAACCAACTCATCACTTAATCTTTTACCGGCCGCATCGTTATCAGTTGCAATAATTATTTTTGTCTTGTTGGCAAAATAATCAAAGCAATTATCAAGGTATTTAAGATTTACTTTACCATTAACATTTGCCCCATTAGGAACGCTTACACAGTTATAAATACCAGATTCATACATTGATAAGCAATCTATTTCACCCTCAACTATTATACACTCTTTATCGTCTTTAATGGCATCTAAATTATAGAATATAAGTTCTGCATTTTTAGCCAATTTCATATCTTTATTAGCACCTCGAAACTTAATATTAATTAGTTGTTCATCTTTAAAATAGTTAAAACATATAACTGGTGTTTCAGTTTTAGCTTTTGGCATCCATTCAATGCTTTCAGTTATTCCAAATCTTAGCAAAGTATTATTTGAAATTTTACGTTTGCTTTCAAAATGCTGCAAATATTTATCATTCAATTTAGTTAAACGTTCAACTGGCTTAATGTAGTTAGTTGTATCTTCTTTTAATTCAAAGTTAATTGATGCTGCAACTTTTTTAACTGCTTCAAAAAAAGTTGTATTTTCTGATTCCATAACAAAAGAAAATACATCACCACTTTTGCCACAACCGAAACATTTATACATATCACCTTTAACTTTAAATGATGGCGACTTTTCATTGTGAAAAGGGCAAAGTCCTGAGTGATTAGCACCATCTTTTTTTAGCTTAATTTTACTACTAACAATATCAAGTAATGATGCAGTTTGTTTAAGTTCCTGTATTGATTCAAAGTTAATCATAGTACCATATTTTTATAGTTATCATTATTTTTTGCCCAACGTTTAGCAGCACCTATTTTCCCATTTTGCTGCAATATTTCTCTAAGTTCGATAGTTTGTAAAAGTCTTTGTGAAAAGAAGTTTTTTTCTTCAAAAGTAAATAATTCGAATGATTGAATAACTGCTTTAACTTTCGTTTCAGTTGATTGCATTTGCATCGCTAATACTGGAACTATCTTTAATGGCAACCTACCACCTGCAACTGCCAAACGTTCGACTATAAACCAATAAATGCCGTAGCCCTCCATTCCTAATTCTTGTCTAAGGTATAATATTTTAACATCTTCTGAGGCTGTATAATCGTGCGAAAAATAATATGATTTGTTCATAAAATAAAAAAAACCTTATCGGGTTCAGGCTGCCACCATCCCCCAACAAGGTCGAAATAAGTTTAATAATTAAGTAATGGCAGTTACTAATTCACTTGCAAAGTTAAGTATTATTTGGCATACATATACCATTTTCAAATACAATAGTTTCTTTATAAAAATCATAAGAATCAACATCGCAATAAGTCTTTAATAGTTGCCTTATTTCACCACCACATTTTAAAGCCATTGCAGAACGTTCTTTTAGTGTTATGTTTTCGGCTTCTTGCAAATCAAACATTTTATCCATAACAACATCAATAAATATCTGTGATGCAGAACGTAAAGCACTACTATCATAATTAGGCTTATTGCCTTTATGTTCAATAATACAAGCCTCTAATTCGTTTAATATTGGTGTTAGTTTTTTTCCTAACATAAGTTTATTATTTTATTTAAATAGTTATCACATAATCATAGAAATTAAAAAAGTCTTCAGGGCTTTTAACAACACAATATAAAGCACCTGTTTTTGTAACTTGCTTTTCGTATTTGTTTTGTTCAGCACTCATTTTGTCTTTGCCAATTTTTACCTCAATGTAAATAGGAATAGGAAACTTATAATTAGGATTATTAATATGTCCTTTAATATCGCTCGAACCTTTAACGCCATTGCCTTTTCTCCATTCAATACCATTATCAACTGTAACAAGTTTACCACTCATAATATTAAACTTTTCATAAGTCTTTTTTGTAGGCACTCCCATATTATTTGTACGTTCAGCGTGTGAATTATTCCAGTTGAGAAAATTACAAATCAGTTTCGTTAATCCGTTAGCTGTTTTCCACTTAGGCAAAGTAGGCGGTGTATAATGCCCATCTTTAACAAAGTTAGGTGCAGTCTTTAAAGTCTTGCTGTAGTGTGCTTCGTTATATCGTTGTTTCCATTGTAAAATCATACTCAATTAATTTAGTTGGAATCATACTCAATTAATTTAGGGTTAATAATACTTTTAACTAGTCCACGTTCTTTAAAATCATTAACCAGTTGTTGCACTTCAATAACTGCTTTAGGCGAGTAAATCATTGCATCAATTAATTCACCGAGTAACTGATAGCGTTCTTGTTGAATCATATCGCACCAAGTAGGCGACTGATTTTTTTCATTTGTCATTGTTTTAAAATTTTTGTTGAAATGCAAAGATGGTAATTTGTTTTAATAAAAAAAATATTTTTTATATTTTATAAAATATAATATTTGCAAAAATTATTTATATGGCACGACCAAAAAAACAAGACAAAGACAAAGTAAAGTTAGTAGCTGCTTATCTTACCGATAGTGAGAAAAAAGAAATATTAAAGAAGTTTAAGAGTTTATCAGTTGCAGTTAGGGAAAAGATATTATTAGCAAAATAAATCTAACGAAATCGATTGCGTAAATTGTTTTATATAATATCAAACACACTCCTATCTTTGTGTAACAAAACAAAAATTATGAAATTAAAAACAATCATTTATTTATTAATCTTACTGGCTATTGCCGGTTACATTCAAGACAGTATATGCAAGTAGATAACAACTTTTGCTCTAACGAACCAACTGCAATGTCTATTCAATTAGAGATTGAACAAAAGAAATGGCAACCTAAGCCACAACCTAAGCAACCGATTAAACGTGCTAGAACATCATTTAACCAAGATATATGTAGTACAAACTTAGAAGTATATCAACACAATTTATTAAACCCAAATACATAAACAAAATGGAAGCATTAGTAAAAATTCAAACAGAGTTAAAAGTACCAAAAGGGAAATATAACTCATTCGGTAAGTACAAATACAGAACTGCCGAGCAGATATTAGAGTCTGTTAAGCCTTTACTTTTAAAGCATAAAGCTATATTAACTATTACCGATGAAATAGTTTTTATTGGTAGCAAATTCTTTTTAAAGTCAACCGCTGCAATAGGCGAAGTAAGTGTTAATGGTTTTGCTGAAATGTCTGAACATAAGGGAATGTCAGCAGAGCAGGCGACCGGCTGTGCAAGCTCATACTCTCGAAAGTATGCACTTAACGGATTATTTTTAATAGATGAGAGCGAAGCTGATGCAGATAGTATTGAACCAAAAAAGCAGCCTATTGATGACACTAGATTTGAGAAAGCTATAATTGCATTAAAAGCAGGCAAAACAACTGTTGAAGCAATACAAGCATTTGAATTAACCCTAACACAACAAGAACAATTACAATTATTAAAAAACTCTAAAATTTAAACAAAATGAAACTTTACAGCGAATCAACAATTTTAAAAAGACTTGAATCTTTAAGCATCTCTAATCCTGCAATCTTCTTTGATGGTATGGAGCCGGAGCCGGAAACCGAACAAGTGGAAATACCAGTAGATGACCATTCTAACTTTATGTTGCTTGATGCAGTTATTAAGTTAGTTGCCGCTAAAGTAGTTAATTATGGTCATTGTGATGATGATGAATTAAAAGATTGCTTTCGTTTATCTAACAAAATTATTAACTTAATAAACAATAAAAATTTTATAAATGTTCAATAAAATTAAAACGTATTTCTACAAAAGAAAAGTTGCTAAATTAGCAGCTGCATTATTGCCAATACTTCTACTTGATGAAATTTACAACGAGAAAGAAGATGCAGTATATGATTCTATTTTCTTCGCAAAGCAATTAATAAAGGAGGTGTGGAATGATTGATTTAGAAATAGCCAAACAAACTGCTGAAATTGCAAAAGAAAATGAAGAATTGAAGTTTAGAGTATTTCTTCTAGAACAGTATAATCTTCAAGTGATGCAATGGCGTAATCAAGTTACTGATTGCTTAAGTGGTTTAACTAAGCAACAGGCATTTAAACTAACTATGGCAGACTTTCAACCTAAGCCAATAACTAAATTCATTGCAGCACATTTAGAAAGCAAGGAAATGTTAGCCATTTATAAATCAATGGAGCATATATTTCCAACTGCTAAAAAGTATGAAGATGAATTAATTTATATCATTGAAAATTATAAACATTATGTCAATACAAAAAAGAAGTAAAGTTGTAGCTATCAATGGTTTTATTTCAGTTATGTACAATGGAGAGAAGTGCCGAACTGCTGCATATAGAAATTACTCTAAACGTAAAAAAATAATTGATAACTTTAAAACATTGAAGTTGCCAGTAGATAAGTGGTATTATGTAATTGAGCCAAATGTAGAAGATTTAAAACGTTCAACAGCTTGTAAAAATATAAACGATTTGCTATGATAAATATACTTAGAAATATAGGCTACTTGCTATGCAACTGGATAGATGATTTAGTAGATAGTTTTGAAGATTTTGGATTTACTGAAAATGATTTTTAATAAACAACCTCGGAGGAGTTACTCAAACTCGGAGGAGTTACTCAATTAATTATGGCAACAAATATCAGCATCAAATTAGATGTAACAAAGATTAGTAAAGAAAAGCTTTACAAAGGTGATAAAGGCACTTACTTAGATGCAACAATTCTAATGAAAGATGAACCTGACCAGTATGGCAATATTGGAATGATAGTGCAAAACGTAAGTAAAGAAGAACGTGAAGCTGGCGTTAAAGGTGCAATCTTAGGTAATGTTAAGTACATTAATAAGCAAGTGCAACAAGTGAAAGCAGTTGAAGTAGATTTAAGTTCTGACTTGCCATTTTAACCTAACGCACACGATTGCGTAGATTTCATTTTGTAGTATGGTGTTACATTTTATCTTTGTGTAACAAAACAATTAAAAATAAACAAAATGAAAAGTACAACAAAATTAATCGCAGCAAAAAAGTTATCAAAATTAAACGTTAGCAAAACATCAATAGCTTATCAAGTGGCTGCTGAAATATTAGAACTTCCTAACTTTAAAAAAACTTATAAAGTTTTTGGCAATGAAATAAATACTTGTCACACTAGCGGTAGCGGTAGATTTACTTCTAACTTAGATTATACAAAAGATATTGAAAGTCTATTATTTTCTTTAGGTATAGAAACTAAGTTTAGTAATATTTCACCACGTGAAGGCTTAACTGGTAATCGTTTAACAATTACTACTAAATTGAAATAACATCATCAGGGCTGCGGCTGAACAACGCAGACTTTTTTAAAGCCTAAATCAAAACAAATGCACATCTTTAATTATCTTGAAAACAAAGCCATAAGGCACTCCGCAACTTTCACTAAAGGCTTTTATTATATCAATGGCGAAAAGCTAAACCAAGACCAGCTAAATGCTAAATATCCTATTGAATGTCGTAAGGTTGAAAATAGACAAAATACTCACTTTTACAAAGGTGAAAATATTGACAAAACTAAAATAGCATAATGCAACCACAACCTATAATAGCTTACAAAATAAGCACCGGCCGATATTCCCAATATCAAAGCATTAGTGAAGCAAGCACTAAATTAAAAATAGATGTAAGCAGTATTTGGCTTGTATTGAATAATAGATTTAAACAAGCAAAAGGTTATTGCTTTGTGATTGAGTGCGTCAACTACAAAGAAGTTATTGCAAGCATACTAGAGCAACCCTGCAAACGTGGGCAATGGCATAAGAAAAGAGTTATTGCCAGTGATAGTGATGGCAATTCTCAAGTGTATGATAGTGTAGCTGAGGCTGCAACTACATTACAAGTTAGTCGAGGAACAGTAAGCCTTTGTTGTAATGGATCTAGAAAACATAAACATTTTACATTTCAATATTTAAACAATTAAAAAAAAACAAAATGAAAAAAGTAAATGAAATTTTACAGGAGTTATTAACCAAAGTAGATGCAGAAATGTTTTATTCGATTGCTTATTCTGCTTATCGAATAGCATTGCAAGGAAACGTTGAAAAATCAAGCATTGATAAATTAGCTGAATTAGGCTATAATTTAAAGTTTGATGAAAAAGATTATTTTTTTGTGCATAAATCAGTCATCGAAAATATTGAATTAGACATAACCCTTACAATTAGATAATATGGAAACAATAACAAGACAAATTGAAATGACATCATTAAATGAAAATGGTGAATCTTATTTTTTAGATGTAGAATTTACTGGCGAACCACATTCAATAGATGTTGGAGAAGATGCAGGAGAATACTGGGGCTTTAAATATTCGGCAACTGTTGAAATAGTTACAACTTGTGAAGATACAATTGAATGGAATAAATCACTTTATAATGAAAGTGAGAACGCTATTATTGATAAGTATCTAGAAAATAATTATTCTGATATTGATAATGAAATTTGTAAACTTTAAAAATAAAAAATGAAACAAACTGCATTAGAATGGTTTATTTATCAAATAACCGAAAATCATATGTTGGCAATAGATGCAATCTCATTAGCCAAAGAAATGGAAAAGCAACAGATTATGGATGCTCATAATAATGGTTATGCTGATGGTTATAGAGATAATGGTAATAGCCCAATAGATTATTTTACTGAAACTTTTAAAAAATAGTAATGAAGTATAGCAGGTAACGAAAAAGGCTTGGCGAAGGCAAGGAATTTATGCACGTCAGCCGAAAACTAAAGTTGAGTAAAGAACAAAGTAAAATATTAATTAACAATGTTGAGCAAAGAACGTCAAGCTGGAACTGTGGTTGAATAGCGTACAAATGTTGAGGCTTAATCCGTCAAGCCTTGCTTTTGCCAAACCACTTGTTAGCTGCCGTTTTTCGTCCAACGACAAAAAACAAGCAACGTGAAAGACTTAATAAAGCTAAAATATCAAGGACTTGATTTCATAGTTCAGTCGTATTTAAAAGATGATTTTGCAAATTTATGTGAGATTAATGGCAGCAATTTTAGAATTGATTTTATTAATAATACTATCACAACTTCTAATAAAGAAAGTATTGATTGGAAAATAAAAGCAAAAACTATGAACATTATTGAAATTTCTAATATTTTAAAAACAATTTCTAATGAAAAAGAATAAATTAACAGAAGTAGAAATTCAAAAAGCAAAAGCTGCTGAAATGATATGTATTGGAATTGTTGCTAATAATATGAAATATGCAAATCAAGGGTTAGTGTGTAGTGCTGGTCGTGATTTGTTTTTCTTTATTAAAAAAATGACTTACAGGCAATTTAGAAATATAAAGAAATTGTCTGCAATAGATTAAAAATAAATTTATGATGCAGACTGTGTCGCAAATGGCAGCTAACGTTGAAGCATTGGCGATGTTGGGGATTAAATAGTACAAATGTTCAAATAACAACAAATGATAGTAGAAAATACAGAAGCTCAAATTAAGAACGTCAGCCCCAATATTGCCAATGCGATGTTAGGCGATGGCATGGGTAGTTTAGGAATATCTCACGGCAGTTTATTTAGTGGAATAGGTGGGTTTGAATTGGGTGCAGAATGGGCAGGAATACCAACAAAATGGAACTGTGATATTAACGAATGGAACAGGCAATTATTAAAATACAGATTTGAAAATACAAAACAATATGAAGATATTAGACAACTTAGAAACCCCGAAAAAGTCAACATCATTAGTGGTGGCTTCCCTTGCCAAGATATTTCGGGGGCAAACACCAAAGCAAAAGGGATTAAAGGACACCGTTCAGGTTTATGGGGCGAAATGTACCGCATTGTGGGGGAAGTTAGACCTGAATACATCATCATTGAAAACAGCCCAAACCTTACTATTCGAGGATTTGAACGAGTGTTATGCGACCTTTCCGAAATCGGGTATGATGCGGAATGGCAATGTTTATCAGCTACAACATTTGGATTTAGACATCGTAGAGAACGAATATACGTTATTGCCTACCCCAACGCACACGGTGTCTTTTCAGATAGGATGGGAAACGCCTTTATTGATGTGGAAAGGTATAAGAACTCGGAAGAGTGGAGTAAAATACGGAGTGAATTTAGGGTGGACACTAAAGAAATGGTATTTAGACAACACCAATGGGGAAGTGAAGGACAAAACACTATTGCCGAACCCTTACTTTGTGGAGCTGGTGATGGGATACCCGAAAGGATGGACAGACTTAAAGGCTTAGGAAATGCCATAGTTCCTTTTGTTGGTTTCTATTTGTTTGAGTGTATTAAAAACCACATCAAATTGAGAAGTCAGCTCGTAAATGGAACGAATGGTAGTGCTTTCGCCTAACGTACAGGGCTTTGTGTAGGTGTGGCAATAGAATTACGTCAGCCCACAACCACAGCCCAATAGAATTACAAATGTAAAAGATAACAATTAAAAACCCAATTTATATCGTCAAGATGGAACAAAAGCAAAATAGTATTACTGAAGTTGAAGCTAACAACGTCCAGCCACACTTACACAAAACCCAATGTTGTGTGCTGCTTGAAGTCCAACAGGACTTAGGACACAAAACAAAAAGTGTTTTAGATGTTTGTTGTGGTCCAAAAGGAATGTGGTTTGATAAAAAAGACCCAAGAGCATTATACTTAGATAAAAGGTTTGAAACACATATAGACACTTATCCTTGTGGTACAAAAACAAACATTATTGAGCCTTGTATTGTTGGTGATTTTACAGACATAAAGCAACCTGACAATAGTTTTTATTTAGTTGTTTTTGACCCACCGCATATTGAGCAATTAAATGAAAGCCAAATAACAAAAAAGTATGGCTCTTTACAAGGCAATTGGCGTGAAATGTTACGCAAAGGTTTTGCCGAATGTTTTAGAGTTTTAAAGCCAAATGGTATTTTGATTTTCAAGTGGAATGAAGTAAAATTTCCAATTAAAGAAATTTTAAAACTAACAGATGAAGCCCCTTTGTTTGGTCATAAGTCTGGAATTAAAATGCAAACACATTGGGTAACATTTATAAAATCGCAGGGTGTGTCCGACAAGTAGCACACAACTCTCTTATATACGCAAGTTTACCTACTAAATAAGTATTGATAATGAATATAAAAGTTAGTTATATAGCAAAATGGCAATTGAAAAATATGCCACAATATAAATGGACTGAATGTAAGAAGTTGATTAATACAAGGACTGGTAATGAAATTAAGAGAACATTGAAAGGTATGACTGCTGGTTATTGGGTTGGTAAGGATTTTATAAAATTAGATGAATTGAAAAAAAGAATTGAATTAATACCTAAAAAAGAATATTGCCCATTCTAACCAATAAAGCTATTATGAGTTACATAGTAGCTTTATTACTAACTAAAATATAGTTTAGCTTCAGCTTTTCTTCTTCTAACTAAACCGTTTAATGTTTTGCCATCTGCTTTAGTCCACATCAAGAAAGCATCTATAATAGTCGGGTCGGATTGATTAGCATTAACACGCTTTAGCAAAGTAGAGCCTTTTAAAGCACCACTCCCACAGTTATAAGCAAATGACACAAGTGCATCAAATTGATGTTGGGTAACTGCATCGCTTGTCATAGCATCAACTTCCTTTGCTTTTTGGTTTAATTCAAATCTCATCCATTCTATTGCCTGCTCTTCGGTGCAAGGATAATCTTGCAAAGTTACCTTTTTACCATTAGGATATAATATAGTGCCATAACCTATTGTTGGCACATTTGCCGGACATAAATAAGGCTTTGAAAAAAACCCCTCAAATGACTTTACTAAGTCAATACAAGCATCACTAATTTGTGTTATTTTCATATTGTTGATTATTTTAAACATTGTCAAGTAATATGCACATTATAGTCGACATATTACATCACTTCGCCGTTGTGAATTCTATAATTTCTAAATTTAAATTTTCCTTTTTCTGAAACGTCAATCATTGCAAAACCGTGATTCCATTTATTCATCGGCAACCATTTCGGAGTCAAACCACATAAACAACCTACTGAGTAAGTAGTCATAATTTTACCAAAGATATTAGGCTCTGTATGTTCGCTTGATGTATGGCAATCGCCTTTAACTGCTGAATGTTTAGCTTGCAGAAACAACCCTCTAGCAGCATTTACTGGATTGAATACACCACGACCAAATTCGTGTCCGTGAATAAATGGCAACCCGTTCATTACTACTATTCTCTTGTCCCTTATTATAGTAATATTAGGACATCTTTTTTTTACTATCTGCTCCAGTTCAAACTCCTCAACGCCTTTCAATTCGTGTGCTTTTTGATATAAAAAACTATCATATCTTTCTTCGTGGTTTCCGAACTTGTAATAAATCTTTGCACCTTTGAAAATTGTATGCAATTCACCTATGAATTGTTGTAATATATCTAATTCTTCGCTAAATCTTTTTTTACGAGGGTCTTTCTGAAAATAGCTAACTGAGTGAAAGTCCACTAAGTCACCATTGATAAAAATAAAATCTGGCTTTTCTTTTTTTGCGAAGTCAATGGCAGCGGTTAATGCTGAAACTGAATGATAAGGCAAATGAACATCATTAATTATAAAACCTTTTTTATGTCCTTTGATTTGGAATAATTCAAAACTTTCTTCGTCCGATTTAGGTAATGAATAAGGGGCGGATGTTCTTGATTCTTTTATAAATAATGATTTGTCTGCAACATACTTTCGGCTATGTTTACCGAGTTTGCCCTCAATCATTCGTAATGTTGATCTAGCGTGTTCAATGTTATTAAACGCTTCCTTACATTTCTCGTACATTAATCTAGCTAACTTAGCAGTTGGCATTTCAGCTCCGTACTTTAACCGAAATTCTTTAGCTATTGTCAGCTTGATTGGTGTTCTAGGCATAATTAAATAGGTATATTGTAATTTCTAACAAAATTAAACACTTTTATTCCAAAGTAACAAATAATTATAGCCATTAATATAATACATCTTATTCTCCATTTATCAGCTAATTTTAAATTCTTATTTAGCTTTTCAATATCTTTATTATTGTCATCAATTACATTCTTTAATTGTTGGTTATAATAAATCAATCTACTATTTTCAACGCCCATATTATAAAGGCTTAATGTATCTTTTTGCGTTACTGTTTTAGTTTTGTAATGGTCTATGTAAATAGTATCAAATGGGAGCAAATTATATATTGAATCTATATTGATGTCTTTACACTTTTTGGCAAGTTCTGATTTCAATTTATTCACTAAATTATTATCTTGTACTCTTACAATTTTAGTAGTGATCGAATCCTTTACTATTGTCTTTATTTCAATAGGAAAATTAACTGCACACACCCTACTTATTAACTCTATTTTCTTTGCCTTGAATGAAGTATCAATATCACTATTAACTGCCTTGTATGGCTTTAATGCTTTCTTTTCTGAATTGCAGCTTTGCAACCCAATCATAAATATTAATAATGCAATTAATATAGCTAAGTAGATTAGTTGCTTATTCGGAGGCGACTTTGTTATGTGATGTGACATAGTATAATTTTAATCTTGTTTATTTTCTTCTTTGGGTGCCGGAGTTCCTTTTACAAGTGCTACTATCTGACTTGCAGTTGCAACGCCCGACATTACAGATATAAATATTAAAGCACTATTATACATTCCAGTTATCAGTTCTTTATATTTAACTGTTGCCCATATTAACACAAATGTAACTGCTATACTTAGCAGTACGCTTATAAATCTTTTATGGCTTATTTTTCCACCTTCGCCTAACATACTATTTATAAAATTGTCTTTCATTTTACTTTGATTTTTTAATGTAATAATTAATCGCAAAACATCCAGCTATTATACTTACAATACTTGCCATTGCAGTTAAATAAGGTTGTACATTGGTAACACTTATATAAGCGAATGTTAATGAAATTAAAACTGATAATTTGCCTATTAGTGTGTCTTGATGTTGCATAGTTACTTAAATTTTACTTTTAAATATTTTTAGTTAATCTGCTCCTCTGTTGTTGATGAAGTATAATCCAACACATCATATTTATCAGGTAATTCACTAACTATCTCAAATAGTTCTGGATGCTCTAATATTGATGGATGCTGTGATAATTCGCCTTTATAATCTTTGGTATTAACTATAACACCCGCTCCAATTTGTTTAATATGATTCATAATTAATTGATTAAATATTGCATTGTGTAAATATATTTTGATGCAGTCGTTGCTGACATATTCATCTGTATTTTGTTTCTTCGTGAAGAAACTCCATCCCCTAATATTATCGAACAAAATAAAGAAAAGCCGACACCTGTTAATGATGTTGAGTAATTGCCTACTTTATAATACAATATATCTCCAGTTATTGGGCTTGACCAGTTAGTAGGAATAGACGGCAAAGGCAATTCTGCAGGTAAACTTGTTCTTATCTGTGTAATATTTGAACCTGTTGAGGCATAATTCAATCTTATTTCTAGTGTCACAACTTTGCCAATTTGTGACCATCGATAGTAATTATTTGCAGTGCCACTCGGTGCAGTTGTTGCAGTCCAAAATAAAGTATCAGTCCAAGCTCTCCAAGGGCTATCTATTGAAGTTGGTAATATTTGCCTTGATATTATATTGCTATTAGAAGTATCAACTATCAACCCCCACGTTTTGCCGGTTACTGTTGGTAAACTATCCTTATTTAAAATTAAAGATGTTCCTGTTAATCTACTTGATAATGTGCCACCTGTTAATGGCAAATAAGTCGCCGTTGCTCTTTGTCTTGAAATTATCGAAGTAGATGCAGTATCAACTAATAATGTTCCGCTTGTTGTAATAGTGCCACCGCTTAAACCTAGTCCTGTTGCTATGCTTGTTATCGTACCACTACCTTTGGTATTTACCGCCGTTCTCAAAGCACTTACACTATCTGCAAGCGTTGTGCTATCTGCCAACGTGTAAGACTTATTTTGGTAAGTATAAACTCTATTAGCAGTATTATTGTAAGTCTGCAACGTAGTGTAATAATTGCCGTCATTCTTCCATTTTAAATCACCATTACTATTGGCGAATAAAGCGGTACTTTGCCCCGTTGCCGTTGCGTCACTTGCTTGATGTCTTAAATGAATATGACCATTACCATTAGTTCCATTAATTTTTACAGATGCAGTATTTAAAGCAAATGCCCCTAAGTCCACATCGCTTGTTGCACCAGCATAAGGCACATATCCTGTAAGTGATGCACTTGTTAAATAAGTATTATTGTCAACACTTCCATTCGCTTTTAAAAATTGGCTTGATGTGCCGCCTGTTCTTTTAAAAGATACAGCAATAATACTATCGGTTGTAGTATTACCATTCGTTGTAACGTCTTGCAAAGTTAATGCAGGTGAATTAGCCGAAATAGCACTATCAACTTGATTCTTGCGATAATACCTAACTAAAAAAGAAGTGTCTGTACTGCCAATTGAACTCCATTTAGTCCCACTCCAAGCAAAACAAGTTGCACCTATCTGTGCGATACCTAGTTTATTGTTAGTAGTATCAGTTGGAAGTATTAACCCACCTCTAAACTTGCCACGTTGCCAGTTCCACCCATAATCAACCGACTTAAAATACTTAGTTGTGTCCTGTGCAAATGCAACACCACAACACATTAATAATGCTAATACTATTCTCATACTTTATTTCTATTTAATATTTGTAATACTTGTTCAGGTTGCAACTCATAATCAAATGTAATTTGCCCCGTTGCATCATTGAATGAGTACATTGTAGGGTCAAGTAATTTATCCCCTTGAAATACGCTTAAGATACCTCTATTGATTAACGCTGTAATAGTAACATTGTAGCCCTCTGAACCGCTGCAAGTGTACACAGTATTAGCAATATATTTTGCATCATACCACATAGGGACTCCGCTGCTATCTGTTGGGCTTTCAAAGGTAATATTTTGTGCAGGTACTTGACAACGATTAGAACCGTAAGCAGTAGCAATTTGAACATCTAAACTAACGCCGGCCGCCATATCTTGCAACTTGTATTTGCTTATGTCAAAGTTGTTATCCATTGAGATAAACCAGTCATTCTGATAGTCGCTAAAGTTTAGCATTGCCATATAGTCTTGAGCAATCGAAGACAAATCACTTTTAACCTCAAATTCATTGTTAGCACTATCAGTTGCAATATCCATTAAGTCTAAGAAGTGAAAAGTAAAATTGTAGTAAGTCATCTTATCAGTCTTACTAATTTTGCCAGTTGGTTTTAATTCAACAAAACAAGCAGGATAACTAACTTCACCATTAGACAAAAACTCATCAAAATCACCAATAAAGAAATGCTTAATTTGATAGTGGCTTTGTGCTAGTGTTTGCAGCCGGTATATTATTTGCTTTAGTGTTAGTGGTGTCATTTTTTTGTTTTGCTAAATAAACCTTTAATTTTTCTATTGTTTTCTTTGAAATTCCTTTGCTCATATTATGGGTTATAATTTGGATAAGGTAATATGTTCGCCCTGGTCTTTTGGTTACTTCTTAATGAATAATTATCTTTTGGATAATCGTTTTCATCACCTAAATAAATAGGGCAAGTGTAAGAAGTTTTATCAGGGAAAACAGTATCAATACCACCGTTTACACTTCTATATTCAGGATAAGAACCACCATTTTGAATAAGGTATAATCTAGCACGTTTCATATAATGCTCCGCACGTTGCTTATACTTAGTTTTTAATAAGTTAATTTCTGCAAGTGATGGATTAGATGTCTTGTCTGCATTGGTGCTTGTTACGCCTGTATTCCAAACTTGATAATTAATACTTCCAACTACTTCGCTAACTACCAACCAACACATAGCATCGAGTAAATATGAATCTACTAAAGTCTTGTAAACTCCTGTCAAAGTATTTGCTGCTATTTCAGTTTGCAGTTTGCTAAATAATTGACTGCCCAACATTGGCATCATTACCATATCCTGAATTGTTTTAATTTCAGGATATATTAATTTGTCATCTATATTTGTATGTAGTGCCGTTCTATCTTTAACAACGCTAGGCATTACAAGTAAAGTATTTGCACTCATATTATTTGTTTTTCTTAATTACTGCATTGGCTACCCATTCGTGTCTACAATGAGGCTCTACTGTGCCGTTATTGTTCCAAAATCCGCCTGCTGCCTTAAACACATTATAGCCTAATCTTTTAGAAATGTTTTGAATATCTTTTCTGCTCCACATTCTACTGCTTGAAAGTCCTACCATCTTTTTACAGAAAGGTCTTGATGTCGGCAAAATATCCGCACCGCCTACATCTTTTCTTTTTTCGTAAGTGTAAAATATTTCAATCTTTGGCAATTCAAATTTAGGTGTTTTGATAATTACATCAATCACTCCCTTTGCAGTTCTTTCAATAATTTTATACTCAATAAACTTTTTTAATATATCGTCAATAGTTTCAATAGGCTGCGAAGTAGCTTGTGAAATTTCTGCATTAGTTAACTTGCCATTATTTTGCAACAAGTCTTTAACTTGTTTTTCTAATTCGTTTAACTCAACCGCAGCATCAAAGGCAAGTTTAATATCAAAACTATCGTCATCAAAGTAAGAAGTTGACTTAATGAAATTATATCCACTACGTTCGCTGCCAAATTCTAAGAAAGCTAAATCAATATCCTTTTCATCACTTGAAAATTTAGTGTCTAAAGTTGTTGGGTTTTCATCAACTCCTAAATAATTATTTATATCTTCATCTGTGAATCCAAATCCTTTAAGTTGTATTGCAGCTTGTGCTTTGCTAAGTTTACCTTGATTAAATAATCTGCTTATTCTTAGTAATGCTTGCTGTTGTCTGCCTGTAATATTTACAAGGGTGTCATTGGTTAATGCAGTTGATGCAGTTGGTGTAGGTGTACTAGGTGCAACGCCATATTTTGCAGCATCAATTCCCAACTTTTCAAAAACCCATTCTTTCGGCAACATATCTTTAAAGTCGATAGGGTTAATATCAACGCCAACCGGCTCAATATCTTTGATCTTAAACTTAGCAACTATGCCATTACAAGAAGCAAAGTAAGAAAGTAAATCCTCAAATTGTTTCTGTTTTGCAGTTGCATAAGTATTTTTAAAAGTATCAAAAGCAATCTTTAATTCTGTTGCACTTCCTAATTTGCCCTCTTGTTGTATGCCAAATAATAATGGATGTGAAACACTGTGTCCTGCGAAAATATTTTGAGTAATTAAATTATCTATTCTACTAAAATCTTCTTTTGTTAAATCACTAGATCCTAAATCTAAAACCTCTGGAGCTTGTGTTTTGTCATCATTGAAAGTAATCATTACAGTATCCCCCTCGCTCCCTGTAAATTTATTCTTTAATCTTTGCTCAAGGTCACGCTTTGCAGTTTCATCGCCAGGAGTTCCATTAAACAAACTAATCATTTTACTAGCATTGAACCCAGTCATTGCCTTAGTCAAAGTTGCTTTACTTACTTCAATGTCGCTTTCAATCCAATTGCAACAAGCCACCCAACTCGGCAAAGGATAAACTTTAACTCCCGGACGATATTCTTTGAAATAAAATATAGTTGCTCTGTCAGTTATTGTTGGATTGAAAGCATCAAATCTTTGAACCTGCTCTGCGTAGTTTCTCCAATCTTCTTTATACTCAAAACAACTGTTACTATAATCAGTTCTTACATTGTTAAATGTCAAGTTAAACCAATTAAAACCACCGCCTCTTTTTGGTATTGCTTGTAATGCAAAACCGCCAAAAATTTCAGTATCTAAAATTGCATTCTTAGTCACTTTGTTCCAATCGTCACCAAAATCATTTGCCTTTGCTAAGAAAGATAATGCAGCCGTATTAGTAGCATCTATTGGCATTATACCATTGCCGAAAATATAAACAACCTTGCCGTTAATAATAGCACTATGCTTTGATGACTTATTGAATAGGTTAATTAGATAATCCCCGTAATCATCTTTGCTTCCATACTTAACAATGCCACCGTTAAAAGGCTTTTTGAAAATAGGAATAACACTATCCGCAAAATTAAATTTACGTTTAACAAATTCTATTTCTGTTGTATTTTTAATTTTAGCCATTGTAACCTTTGTAAGTTGTTGTAGGCTGATAGCCTGTGAATATATCCGATGCTGTTTGCTTTAAAAACATTTTACCACATTCAACTAAATTAAGTCCCGTGGTATTAGTATTTGTGCTGCTTGCTTGCTCATAAACATAGTATTGATATTGTCCTGCTTCTGCTGATGCAAAGATAGTTGAACTATTAAAAGTAAATGAGTTAAATCTATTCTTAAAATTACTTGCATCGTCTGCTGAATTGACAATTTTAGTAACTGTATATTCAGGAGTTGTTGACTTAAAAACAAACAAATAATAAGGGTTATTTAATGTCCTACTTTCTTCAAGTGTTACTATCACAATGTCGCTCGTACTATTTTTTGAAAGTATAATCATAAAAAAAAAGCGTGGCGTTATTATTCGCCACGCCTTATTAAAATTCTTAAATATTTAATTACTATGCTCCCGGTGTAGCAAGTGCCGCAAATGAAGTATTATCAACTTTCAATGCTAATACTTTCTCTTCGCCTACAAGTGTAATCTCATAGCCATTACGGTCACCTAATTTAACACCAGTCTTAGCATCTGCTTGAGTTGCTTTCATTCCAAAATCAACTCCATAAATCCAAGGAGTGCCATTGTTATCAACTGCAACTGCAACTAATAAATTTTGAAACAATAACTCTAACTCATTACGCAAAGAAACCGATAATTTGTTGATAGGAAACTTAATAGTCTGAGTAACCATATTAGTCCCATTCTCTCTACTTCCTGCTTTGCTTTCAGTTACATCAGCTGTTTGATGAATCAACTCATACTTCCAAAACTTTTTACCTACTGCCTTAGTGATAGTAGTTGTAATACCTGCAGTTGCAGCTACTGTTACATTCGCTTTTTCAATGAAGTATAATTCTTTGACACCGCCGAAACTATCATTGCAATCTAAGGAATAATTTTGTGTTAGTACACACGCCATAATATTTATAATTATGGGGAGTTGTTACACTCCCCGATTATTTAATTACCCTCCGTAAAGAGTGATGTATCTTTGATTAGTTACCCAAGTGTTCATAGATTGAACGTTCTTGATGTAACGTTGCATTGCACCGTTGGCAACTTGACCAACTTGCAAAGAACTCATATCACCTTTTAAATCCATTAATACTTTTAAGTAAGAAGGGAACGTAAGAACCATAAACGTTGCACCTATTGGATGGAAGCAAATCTCAACACCGTTGTAAGATATCTTTTCATTTGCACCGCTACCCTCAACTAAGAAGTTAACTTGTTGTGCTGCACCAACTGCATTATTAGCAACTTTAATCATTTGACGATGTGCCAAAGGAGCGAAGATGCAAGGTTGTTCACCACCAAACCCATCTAACACTTTTGAAGGAGCTCCTGCATATAACGCTGCATATTGAGATGCTATATTGCTACTTGTGATAGTTGTTCCTGTTACTTTAATGTAGTCACCTAATCCAGCTCCCGGAGTTGTTTTAGCTTGGCTATCGTTGTAAAGTATCTTTGTGATTATACCATCAAATAAATTTGTCGGCATTGCTGCAACCGCTGTCTTAGCTGCTGCTGTAATGCTGCCTTGACCTGCTCCGGCTGTTAATGCTGCAACCGCTGTTTGTGTAGCACTTGTAGCACCGTTCCAAATCTTGCTTTCCAAATCCGCTGATATAGCTGGTGCAACTTGAATTAAAACCTTTTTATCGAACTCATCTGAAACAACATTGAACGCTCCTGCTTTCATTGATTTTTCAAATCTTGTTCCTTTCAAAGTGTTATCACTTATGATGTCTTCATAGTTAAATGAGACTAAGGAAACAGGTGTTTTCTTAACATCTAAATCAATATTCCCAGTAGCAGTTACTTCGCCTAAATTCAATGCAGTCATAGCTACATCTACTTTGCTTTCCCAAACATCAGTACCTGATTTATGACCCTCGTTAATATCAATTTTTGCCTCTCTAAAAGTTCGGCTGTCTTGATAAAGCTCTTGTTGGATTAGCTCCAATTCTTCGTAGTTTCTTGTACTACCTGTAAAATTTATTGGCATCTTTTTTTGTTTTTAAAATTGTTATTTAAAGTTTCCCTCTGTTAAATTTAAGTTGCTCTAATTTTGTCATTTGCTCGAATGACTTTACTTTCTCCACCGGTGCCACAATGCTCTTTTCGCTTAGTTCTACAACTAATTCCATAAGATCTTTATTGTTGGCAATTGATGCAGAAAAGTTTTGTTTTTGAGTATTTAAAGCAGTTTCTAAAGTTGCAATTTGTGAACTCATTTTAGTGATGGTGTCTTGCATCTTCTTCATTTCCTCAGGCATTGTGTCCTCAGTTGGTGAACTTAATTCTACAATCTTACCGGCTGCAACTTGAACAATGGTATTATTGTCTAAAGTATATTCTCCATCCGGTGCAGCAGTTTCGCCAATCATAACATCTCCGCCAACTACTAAATCTGAAATGCTTAAAACAGTTTGTCCGTCTAAAGTCTTGTAATCTGTTGCCATCTTTGCGGGGATAGGCTCAGGTGTAGGAGTTGGTGTAGGCTCGGCTGCATTGAATTTTGCAGCTAAAACATCAAACGCTCCTTTGATTTTTTCTAACTTGTCTTTTAATGTTGTACTCATAAAATAATTTATTCTACAATACAACTATCAAAATCTTCGTTTGTTTGATTTAGAAGCGTTAAAATTTCGTCCGCTGCCATTTCTGCCGTCATATCTACTGCATTAGGCTTGTACTTAAATAAACCCTCTACACTAAAACCTTTGAATTTTCCAGCCTTAACATCCGCCCATACTTCATCATTCTCGACATACATAGAACCAAACCAACTACCTTGAGGCAAATCTTCAAAACCTTTCATTGCAGTAACGCCCCTATTTTCGCTCGATAAAAATGTTTCAAACAGTGTTAAACCATCAACTACTTTTCCGCTATCGTGCATAAGATTAACGTTATTTTGAAAACCTTTTTTAGCATACTTGATTGCTATTTGTTTTATCGTATCAGCGGAGAACTTAATATAGTATTCTCCATTCTCATCATTGCGATAAATAGGTTTTTCGGGTATCATTAATACACCCGATATTATACGTTCTTCTTCATTGCTTATTGCAAAATTTTGCTGCATAAACTTTTCGCCTACATTACCTAATTCTTTAATTACATCTACATTATTATCATAATGCTTATTAATTCCCAATTCTTTAATCTTTTCAACCTTAGCTTTATTGCTACCAGTTGCATAAACTTTGCTTGATTCAATACCTAACTCATTAGCTACTGATAACATATTCTCTTTATTATCTCTAGCTGAAATAATATAAACATCTTCTCCTTTGTCTATTGCTTGTTTTGCTAAGTCTTTGCCTCTACTTGTTGATAGTGTGTCATCATAATCAAACGATACTTTCTCACTTGCAAAATGTTGTTCCCACATTGAATTACATATTGCAACTGCTTGCTCATTACTTTTACCCTCATTAATAACATAGGATATACAACGAGGCAAAAAGTCAGTTTGCCTTTCTCCTTTTGTAGGCTCTACAAATTGAAATGCTAAGAAGTTTTTTTCTATTGCCGGTTTGTCAACTAAGGCAACAAAATTCACTTCGCTGTCATCTTCTATATTTTCAGAAATCTTTAATTCGTAAATTGGTAACATATTATATTAATTAATTTATTTATATTTGTGCTTTCATAATGTTTTAAGATTTAAGGTTGACTCCCGGCGTTTATACGTTGGGGGTTTTTTTATGCTTAAAATCTTATAGTACATTTAGTAATGTACTAGTACTGTACTAGTACATTAACTATTAAAACCCTTACTGCTATTGTGTTTCATCTTATATTTATTTCTTATAGTACATTACTAAATGTACCATAGTATGTACCACTACCCCAACCTCGCTGCCCTATTTATCCTTGCTTGTCTTTCTTGATTGTCTTTTATATCTGTATCTAACACAAATGAACGACCTGCACCGGCACTCGCTGCATTACCTACACCTTGAATACTTGCACTATTTAACATAGTTGATTGTTGTTGTGGAGTTATCGGAGTTGGTACTGAAACAGCTGTTGGTGTACTACCACCTCCCCCACCCGGGGCAGGTACTGATAAAATGTTTTTTATATTTGCCAAACCACCTGCAACCGCTAAACCTGCTGAAATATATGGATATGCTGGTCCTATTATTGATATTGGATTTTTTTGAGCATTACTAAAAGCTTTCCAAGCTGCTGAATAAGTATCAATAGTTGCACCTGCTACCGCTGCTGCTTTACCTGCTGCTGTTTGTTTGCCTAATAATCCTGATAATTGCCCTGCCATACCTCCAACAATATCAAGTTCTTGTTGTTTATGTGCTGCTCTTAATGCTATCTTTTGCTCACCAAATTCTTTTTCAACCGCTGCAATCAAAGCCTCATTTCCCTTAGCTATTTCTAATTTCTTTTTGTATGCATCTTCAAGTTGTGCAACTTCTTTATCGTAAGGGTTAAGTAATTCAGTTTTTAAAGCTGCTTGTTCTTCATCCTTCTTTTTCTTTTTTTCTTTATCTTCCTTTTCAAACTTATCGTCTAATGCTGCTTGAGCATTTCTTTGTTGTGTTGCTAACTCTTCTTGTACTTGTTGAAGCTTTATAGCATCGTTTTTATATTTTTCTTTTGCTTGATTAAATTTTTCTTCAAAACCTAAGTCTATAGCAGCTTGTTCTTTTGCCCTTGCATCTTTAACACCACTAAGTAAACTTTCAATATGTAGCTTATTTAATTCTAAATCAAAATCTGCTTGAATTTTTGCTTTTTTTATTTTATCTTCACGTTCAATTTTAGCAATTTCTTGTAAAGAAGATTGCTTAATCATTGCTATTAATTCAGCTTTATTTTTTTCACTTGTCTTAAGTGCTTCAATTTCTTTTAGCTTATCTTTTTCTTGATTTAAAACCTTTTGAATATTTACTTTTACTTCATCTTGAATAGCTGCTATATTAGCATCATTTATTATTTTGTTTTTTAATTCAAGATATTTTTTAGTATTAGCATTATTTTCATCTTGTATTTTTTTCTGTTCAGCAGCATCTGCTTTATCAATGTTTCTAATCTGTTTACTAATTGCCCTTAACTCATTTGCGTTTTGAGTTTCAACATTATTTTGTTCAATTTTAAGTTTATTAATTTCATCTTGATTTTTCTTTGCACCATCTTTTTGTAAAGTAAGTTGTGCAATTTTATTATCTGTTGTTCGTTTAGCTAAATCAATGTCATCTTTTGCATTTTGTTCAGATTCTGCTTTTAATTTTAATAACAATTTTCTCCTTTCTGCAATAGGTACACTTTCATCATAAGCTTGTTCTTTTAATATAGCTAAATCCTTTGCTCTTTTAGATTGGTCTAAATCATTCGCAAGTTGTTCTTGATGTAATTTTTGAGCTTCTTCTGTTAGCTTTGCCATTGCATTATAAGCTTCTCCTGCTTCTTTTACAACTCCCTTAATATCTGAAATTGCACCGCTAAAATCAAACTTCATTAACTTAACAATAGCACTACCAATCTTTTCAAGGTTATCTATTAATGCTTGTCCTGCTGCTTTTATTCCTGCAAATATTTGTTCCATCTTTTGCCCACCCTCAAATGAGTTAGTAAAAGATTTATAAAGTAATGCTAATGCTGCTACTATTGCAAGAATTATAGCACCTACTGGATTAGCCACTAATTTCCACATAGTTTTACTAACACCCTCTAATGCTCCAATAGCTCCCTCTGCTGATGGTGAAATAGAGCCTATTGTATCTTTTAGTTTTCCAAAACTACCAACACTATCACTTGTGCTTTTTTTAGTTGCACCTAATGAGTTGTTTAGTTTATCTACCCCTTTCGTTGCTTCACTTGTGTCAGCACTTATCCTCGCTTTTATTTCAATATCTGCCATTAGTATATTTTATTTATTATTTTTAAAGCCTCGATTGTGCAAGTATCTTCACTACTTGCGTTAAAGTCTATAATCTTATTCAACCTAAATAAGCTGCCATCAATCCAAATTAACTTTTTAAAGTCTAAATTAAAAATATCTGTATTAGATAACTTCACCTTGCACGTCAATAGCTTACTATCCTTATCGGTTATTTCTGCCATATAAGATGACCAGTAAACATTAAATTGATTAACGTTAATTGAGCCACTAACTAACTCATAAAATAATTCGGACGGTACACCAAATTGAATATCGTTAGTTGGTGCATCGGGGTCGTCAAAATGTCCTGCATAAGGGTAATCTGTTGTACTATGTAAGTCTGCATTATTAGCAGCATTGCGAATTTTCCACGTTGCAACACCGCTAATTAACTTAGCTTGTAATAGTCTTATGTTGCTATCAATACTTTCTTCACCTTGACCTATTGTTGTTCCCGTTCTTTTAAATATTGTACTTACTACTTTATCTTCACTTGTATAACCTAATAATGGAGTGCCGCTAAATATTAATTCAATAGTGGTTGAGTCTTTGCTAAATTCAAAGCCACTATCATATTTATAAGATCCGTATGTTTGATTATATCGTTTCTTGTATAAATCGTTATAATAATCTCCATCTTCTTTAAATTTAAACTCGTAATATCTACTGTTTAATTCACTCATTGGTTTTATTCTCAATGGCTGTGAACGGTCTATTTTATTACTCCAATCTAAAGAAGTTGCATTGGCATAGAAATCAACGAAAGGCATTATTTGCAAATTCTTTTCTTTGGTGTTATCCTCAAATATGTAAAGGTTAAATAGTTTTACTATGCTACTAATAAAGTCTTTTTGTAGAATGTTTTGTGGAATGGTGTCGTTGATAGGTATTATTTCCCCATAATTTATAGGAACTATAACTGGATAATTAGATATTACTTTTATATTAGATGTAAATAATACATCAAATGTTAATGATGGGTCACTAGCATCACCTACAGTAAAGTATGCTTCTATGTAATCTCCTGTTGTAAATGTATTATTTGGAACATTTAATTTTAAATTAAATGTTGGTTGTGATATATTTATACCAGCTATTAAATAATAATTTGATGGTGTAGTGTGTAAATAAAACTCTAAATAGCCATTTGTTGATGTTCCATTATTACAATTCCAACTACCTACTATTGTAATTTCTAACTCAGTTACAATAGTAGGAGTGCCACCATAAGTAAACCTTTTTTTATCAACGTCTGCAGTGAAATTACCTAAAAGTGTAAGTACATCATAAACTATTATTTCTGTTCCACTATTATCAATAGCACCACCTGTACTACTTATGTCTAAATAAGAAGATGTTTTACGCTGCAAACTTTTTTTATTATGTGGCATTATCAATCTTCTAAATCTTAAAGCATCAACTCCGCTGCCTGTAAATAATTCACTTGTATAAGTATAACCTGTTGCAGCAAATATTTTACTGATATATTCTTTAATAAATAATGCAGGTCTAAATGTACCAACATTATAATCTTTTTTATTTGCTGAATAATTACCATAATCAATAAGCGGATAATAGTATCCACTACCTCCAGCTGCATTACTCCAACTTCCTGTAATATTAGCTAATGAGTATGTGTGATTATAAGCAGAAAAATCTAAATCTTCTAATTTAGCAGTTCCTATTTTTGAAACAAAACCACCCAACTCGCCTACAACAAATGCCTCATATTCTATAAACCCATTATCAATAATAATTTCTGTTATCCTTATTGTTCCTTTAAACACCTGAATATTATCCGCAAAAATTATTGCACTAGCCGAAACGCTTGCATTAAAATTAACTCCAGTATTAGGGTTAGTAGATGTATAGTTATTGCCTGCATTGATGTCAAATATGTTACCAAATAAAGCATTATTTCTATTAGTACCGGGTAGTATAATTGTTTTGCTAACAGTTGAATTTTTATACTTAAATTCTTTAATGTCATCAATAGCCATACTTAGCATAACGCTAAATGACTTGTCAACATCAACATTATATTTCTCTACAAATAATTCAATCATTATCTATACTGCGTTTTATAGCCATTATTAAATTCAACATCCAAGGTTAACTGTTGCAATCCATCAACTAACGTTTGTTTAAACTCATAGTTATTAGCACTAATTGCCATTGGGTAAAGTGTACTACTGCCTAACTGTTGAATGTATGACATTGGTGAACAAACTAATTGACTTAACCACGCCCATTCATCTGTGCTTAATAAGTCGGTTGAAATTCTTAACTTCTCATTAAATTTAACTCCGAACATTGTCTTTTGTTCGTACATTATATTATTTGATTTTATGCTAACAACACCACTACTACTAACTCGATAAGGTAACTGTTGAAACGATTTGCGTTCAATGTCAAATGTCTTTTTGCTTACCTTGTTAAATAATACCGATTCAAATCCACCAAATTTATTTAAGAAGTGAACAATGTAGTTATCGTATAAACCACTACAATAAACTACTACGTTATAAGTAACTCCATTAATAACAACTGTATAATCACTTGTTAAGCTATTAGCAATATTGATGTTTATTAAACTGTTAGCAGCTGCAGGAGTTACCGCTGTTGTAGTTCCATTAATGGTAACATTAAAACTTGATGCACTACTAGCGAAGTAAGGAATGTAGAAAGTAGCACAACCACTCGGCATATAGATAGTTGTAGGTCGGTTGCTTAGTACTTTGTTAGTATAACTGCTCAATCCTGTTAAAGTATCAACACGCCCGTTATATGAGTTAAAGAATATCTTTTCAGTAGATGTTGCAACTATGCTGCCCACTGTGCCATTATATTCTTCACGAATCTTTACTTGAACATTTATCCACCATTTGCCAGTGCCTAAGTCAGTTGTTAATGTTGGCGTAATTGATTCTCTCACTATTGCAGCCGTATCAAATATGCCTCTATTGTTAGTAGGGTTAGGATATGTTCTCATAGTGTGAACCTTAGCACCTGCACACCATACTTCGGCAACATACTTATAATCTGTTTTAGTTGGATCTACTGCATTACTATCATACACAACATAAACAAGTATGTCATTAACTGATTGGTAATTATCGGGAGTTGTTTCAAAAGTCATTACTTAAAATTATTTATTAAATCAATCTTTACTGTCATTCCTAATTCTTTTTCAACTATGCTGCTAAATTCATTTGTAGCATCACGCCAAAAGTGAGTCGCTTTAATTCCCATTCTTTTAATCATATAAGCAACTGTTGTTGCTTGTTGCACTTGAAAATCTTTAACTTTATTCTTTTTATGCAATACTGAATATTTAGTTTGAGCCATTTTACCCTCTCTAACTAAATAATCTTTTACACTCTTAACCATTGCACCTTTTGGATCAACGCCTTTTGTTTTAAACTTAAAACGTGAACCTCTACTCTTTGCCCAACCATCAACACCCTCATCTATGAAACTAGCATATTTAGCAGCTACTATATCAACGTAAAATATATTATCTTTTACTTGTATTGCCAATGGCTGTATGCTATCTGCTAAATCACCGCTACTACTGGCATCAACATCACCTAACTTTTTAGCTAATGCAATAGAATACTGAGCAGCTAATTGTGTTAGCTTATCTTGTGTTTCAACTGCAACAAATTCAGTCTTTTCAGTTCCACTATCTTCTAACCAGTCTAAGTTAATTGCTGCCATTACTTACTCATTTGCTTGTCATAATCTTGTTTTCTCTTCAATGTGCTTAGTGTGTTTAGTGCTTCCATAATTCCCAACTCATAAGCTTCGTGTACACTTAACCCCAACCACTGCCCAACCTCTCTAGCTGCATAAGTCCAACCATCTATTTCAATGAAAGGGTGCTTATTTAATTTCTCTTTTTTGTCAAATTCCTGCAAGTCCTCAGCATCATTATCCGGCAATTCAAACAACCCTTTAAACTTACTTACTAACCCATTTAAACTGTCAATAGCTGCAAGACAATCATTAACACAATAACTTGCATTGTGTGTCAAATAATAGTTAGCTTTAATGCTATGTTCTTTTTTCGACTTGCTTATTGTTGCCGCAACTAAATGCAAATTGTCAATAGGCGATTTCTTTAACCAATACTGCATTTCGATAAACTGCCCAAATGTGAATTTGGTTGCATCTGTTTCAAATTTACGAAATGAGTAAAATGGCTTTTTAAAACCTTTCTTGAATAACTTTTCAACCTTGTTGCAATATTTACCAAATTGCTTGCGTGTTAAGTTATCAACTTCATCCGGTGACTTATCCCACAACTCGCAAATAATCATAGCCATTCGCTCTATTTCATTGCCAATGGCTTCATTAATTGAATAGCATATTTGATATTGCTTCAATGTCATAATAATATAACTAAATTTATGTGTGAATGTTTGATTAACCGATAGTGTAAATGCCGGTAACCTTGTTTATTTTGTTTAGTGCTACATACCTAATTGCATCAATACAATTATGTACAAGGATGCCATTGGCAAAATATTCGTGCTGCGATTCAACCATTAAATCATAGACTCTGGTTTCGTATATTTCGCTCTCTTCTATTTTGTTTAGCTTTACAGTTTGCGTGGCAAAATCTTTGATGATATACTTTTGGCTTATATTCTTTTTTACAGAAATCACATTCTTTAATTGGCAAATCGTTTTTCCCAAAAGAACATCTGATTGCGTGTTGCCTGTGCCATTCAATTCCCTCTTCGCTTTTGTGCCATAATGGAGCTGCTTCAATCCCCTTTGCGTGAAAATCATTAAACCACTCTTTATTTTCTGTAACCCTTTTTTTGCCGTGTTTAGACAAGTGCTTACACATTTCAATACACTCAAGGTTATCAATAGAATTATTATGTGGGTTTTCGTCAATGTGGTGTATGTGAAATCCTTTAGGAACTTTGCCATTTGTAAACTCCCAAACTGCAACGTGCAATCTTTTGTTACCTCTTGAGTAGTACCTTTCATTTGTGTACAATTTGTAATTTTTGCCATTGAAAGTTTGTGTACTATAAGATTGTCTTTCTCTTTCAGTTGCGATACTTCTTTCCATAAATTGTTTGCGTTTATTTTGTGATTATTTGTACACAACAAATTTACCGAAAACGTATCGAATAGCATCGAATATTTATACACTTTTTTTATTCCATTATTAAATTTCTTTACTACTTTTTTATATCCTTTTGTAGTTAAAACCATATCACCTACTTGAATATATTTAATAGGCACTAAACCTTTGTCAGTTGTTATTAAAGTACTCCCAGTAAAACAGTGATTAAACTTGTCAATAGGTGTATTTAATTGCTTGCCGTCTTTATCTTCATCCCAACGGTAATTCCTCAATTCGCGAATTATATTAGTCGAACGTGATGTAACGTTCAATGTAAAGTTTTGCAGTAAGTTGATTGATGCTTTTATGCTGTCAGCACCTTTCTTTGCCGGCATAGTTGAAGAGTAACCGCCTATT